CGGTACACCGATCCATCAATCAAGCGCAGCTTTAACGGTCGACGTTATCGCAAGATGATTAAGCGACCTGACAGAATGGATTTAGTTCAGCAGTATGTAGATATGCGAAAAAACCGCAAGTCTGACGATCCAGACGCAAGAGAGGCATTTCGATTCTGGCGAGACAACCGAGAGACAATCGAAGCGGGTTGCGTTGTTTCTAATCCTTACTCCTACAGCAAGAAGATTCACGCAGACGGAGAGCCAATCGAGATTTCGACGTGCCATGCTTACTTCAATAAGGTAGCTGACTTTGGCGAAAAAGCAGTCGCAACCGAAGTAGACAACGATCCACCCGAAACGGCAGGTCCACAAGGCAACGGCATAACAGCCGAATTGATCGCCAATCGAATCAGCGGTTTATCGCGTCGGCAGCTACCGATGAATACGACAGCACTGACAGCGGCAATCGACTTGGGCAAGTACAAGTGTCATTGGGTAGTCACAGGCTGGTGGGCTGGTGCTGGTGGCGTTGTTGTCGATTACGGCGTTGCGGAAGTGAGCGGAACCGATAAGAGCATCAACAACGAAGCAAGCGAGCCGATGATTTACAAGGCGTTGCTCAATTGGCGTGACGAACTGCTAAACAAGAACTACACAGACGCAAGCGGGACGATTCGCAAGGTTGACTTCTGCATGATCGATTCGGGCACATTCACCAACGCGGCTTACGAGTTCTGCCGACAGGTTCGCGGGATCTTTCATCCGTCGAAGGGGATCAATCCGTACCATCCAAAGAAGCAATCGACAGCCAACTGCTTGGCGAGTGCCAATCTTCACGCGCAGCGGTTTACGTCACAAGACATCTGGCTATACGAACTAGATACGAATCATTGGAAGCAGTGGACGCACGAGCGATTCCTTACACCGACGTTTGACGAGAACAACATGCTTCGGCCTGGTTCGTTGTCGATCTATCAACCGGAAGGCTCGCAGAAGCACTTGAGCTATGCGCAGCACATCGCGGCGGAAGAACTGCTCACCGAGTTCGTTGATGGCAAAGGAGTCAAGACAGCTTGGAACGTCAAAAACGAGAACAATCACTGGCTTGATGCAACCTATATGGCGGCGGCAGCTAGCGAGGCGTGCGGGGTCAAGCTACTCGCACCATCAGAAGCAGAAGTGCAACCTCGTCACGTTGACAAGGACGCACCGAAAGTATCGAACGCACAACCAAAAGCCTATCAGCATGGAACGCGATTCAAGCAGCGTCCAGGCGGATGGATACCAAGGAGGCGATAGTATGGCAGTAAAAACAGCGGGACGGATGCTAGCAGAAGAACTTTGCGCGAAGTATCCAGACCACAGCAACATTGGGCTAGCCAAGCGACTACGCGAGCAACATCCAGAATGCTTTTCAAGCGTGGACAATGCTCGCTACATGGTGCGAACTATTCGGGGTGCAGTCGGTAAAAGCAAAAAGAACTTAGCAACGCAACCACGACCGAAAGGCAAAGCGGGTACTGTTCCAAAGCAACCACCATCATTGGCCGAAGAGTGGGTGCCGTTTGATCTTGGCAACGACACGACCATTGCGGTCATTTCAGATACGCATATTCCGTATCATTCGCCAGTCGCATTTGGGGCCGCGGTCGCAACGCTGAAGAAACGGAAGCCAAAGATACTTTTAATCAACGGCGACTTTGCAGACTTCTATCAGATAAGTCGATGGCAAAAGAATCCAAAGCAACGGCGATTTAGTGAAGAACGAAAGCTAGTCATTCAAGGGTTGGAGTGGTTGCGTAGCGAGTTCGGTCGAGATTGCCGAATCGTCTACAAGCTAGGCAATCACGAGGAACGATGGAACCATTTTATTTGGAATCGTGCGCCTGAGATTTACGACCTACCAGCGGCAATGATCGATGGCTTGCTAGAGTTCGACAAGCATGGAATTGAACTGGTCGAAGATCAGCGGATTGTTTTGGCTGGCAAGCTCGCAGTCGCTCATGGTCACGAACTTGGGCGAGGTATCTTTTCTCCAGTCAATCCAGCTCGCGGAGCTTTCCTGCGAACGCATCACACAATCTTAGTTGGGCATTCGCATCAGACATCGGGCCATGCCGACACCAACCTTTGGCATGATGAAACCTTTGTCTGGTCAACTGGTTGTTTGTGCGATTTAACTCCTGAGTATGCTCGAGTTAATCGCTGGAACCACGGAATGGCAGCGATTGAAGTTTACAAGGACGGCAGCTTCGACGTCAACAATATGCGAGTAAGTCGCAGCGGCGAAGTGAGAGCGGCTTAAGAAATGTCGGGGAAAATGTCGGGAAACAAAAGACCACCAACAACGCAAACCGGGAGAGGATTTGTCGGGGTTTGTTGATAACTACCGACAAAAGGTAAAACCATGACGATTGCAAAAGTTGGCGACGTTGTTGAAGTAGTTTTCTTGGATCACTCAGAAGGACCAAGCGAGCAGACGTTCCGTGTATTCGGTCGAGTAAGCAACAAGAATCGAACGGTTTACGTTATCGATTGCTGGTGTCCTGAACACGCCACCGACGACGACGCGGACGGATTCAATCGGCATCAGTATTCCATACTTCGTAAGACGATCACGCAGATTTACATTTTGAGGCGAGCGAGATGAATCACCTTTGGGAGCGATTGGCAGCAGCAGTCAATGCACTTCCGTTGATTCGCAGGAAGTTAAGAGAACCGTTGACTGGTTCTGATTTGTGTCAGATTTTGCATTGCTGGAAACAAGTACAAAAGGAGTCGATTGAGCATGACGCGAAAAGCTAAACGATCTACGAAAACGGAAGCACCACCAGAAGCAATCAAGCCGCGTGCATTCGTTCCGCGTCCATGTTCAGCGTGCGAAGCATTACGACCAAAGGGAACCAGTTTTAGCTATGTGTATCACACAAGAAACAACGTTCGTTATTGCAAGTGTTCCTACTGCAATAACACATGGGCACAATATCAGGATAGTTGTACCAGCGACATAGTACACTCGCTCCAAAAACTATCGACTTGCGAGACCAGTACGCCATCATTAGGGGATGGCATCAGCAGCATCACTGTTAGCACTGATTGACGCAGCGATTGAGGCACTCCTAACGGGAGGTGCCCAGTCGTATGCTATTGGCTCGCGTAACGTTACAAAGCTCGATCTAGGAACGTTATTTGAAGAGCGACGAATGCTACAGATGCAAGCCCAACGCGAAAGCGGATCGGGTGCATTTGGGCTAGCCAAACTTGGGAGGCCACGATGAACCTCCTAGACAAAGCAATCAGCTTCTTTTCGCCAGCAGCGGGACTCAAGCGGGCACAAGCTAGAAAGGTTCTACGTTCTTACGCGGGTGCAGAATCTAACCGCATCACAGCAGGCAAGAAGCCACGGAACCAATCGGCAGACCAAGAACTACTTGGACCGTTCGGCGCGGATGCGATGCGAGCTTGGGCTAGAGCATCGGTTCGAGATAATCCATACGCTTGGAACATTGTCGATACGATTGTTTCTAATGTCATTGGCGACGGCATCACGGCACAATCGACATACGAAACGCCAGAAGGCGAAGACATTGAAGACGTAAACGACATCCGCGATAAGGTATGGGCGGAATGGTGCGAAGTCTGCGACATAAACGGCGAACTGACTTTTGCCGAGATTCAAGTTCTAAGCCAGCGTGAAATGGTCGAAGCTGGCGAGGTTCTCATTCGTCTGATTAAGACTCCAGGCAAAGAGTACAAAGGCATCCATCGACCAGTTCCGCTTGCTCTTGAGCTTATCGAATGCGACCGACTATCGCTTGATCGAGACACGTTTACGACTAGAGCGAGCGTTGAGTCTGGCAATCGAATCATTCGCGGCGTAGAGCTTGATGACAAAGGCAAGCCGGTCGCCTATTGGATTTATCCAGAACATCCGAACAGTCCATACACGTTCAAGAATCAAAATCCTGAACGAGTTCCCGCAAATGAGATTATCCACTTGTATCGCAAGGATCGGGTTGGGCAGACTCGCGGCGTATCGTGGCTTGCTCCAGTTATGTCGCCACTTCGCGATCTTGGAACATACATCGACAATGAACTGCAAGCGTCGGCCATCTCTAGTTGCTTCACCGCGTTCATCAAGAGCGATACACCTCTTGGAAATTTGATCGATCCGAATGGAGGTGGAGGTTCAGACGATAGCGGCAACCGGCTAGAGTATCTGGAGCCAGGCATTGTGACTCGGCTTGGTGCGAACGAGTCGATTGACTTTGCCAATCCAGGGCGTCCAAACTCAGGTGCAGAGCCTTGGATTGCGTTAATGCTTCGCGGAGCATCGGCAGGAACTGGGACCAACTACGAAGCGGTATCCAAGGACTTCTCCCAAACTTCGTACAGTTCATCACGTTCATCCAAGCTAGAAGACAGACCGCGAAACAAGCGGGCACAAAACTACATGGTATGGCATTGTTGCCAGCCAATTTGGGATGAGTTCTTTAACGCAGCGGCTCGTGTCGGTCTTGACGGGTTCCCAACGTCAACCGAACTGCTTGAAGATCGACGCAAGGTATCTCCAGTCGAATGGCAATTGCCAGAGCAGGAGTGGGTTGATCCATCTAGCGAGCAATCAGCGGCTAGCGATTCAATTGCCAAGTATATGTCAACCTACCAAGACGAACTTGGCAGCCGCGGTCGATCATGGCGAGCGACGTTCTACCAAGCGGCCAAGGAACGCAAACTGCGAATGAAGCTAGGACTTCTGACGCAAGAAGAAACAACAGCCCAGATGATGGCGGCGCAGACCGGAGCTATCGGACCAGGCGACGAGGCAGCATCGGTACAAGAGGCAGAGCAAGGCGGCTCAGGCGAATGG